CGCAGGTACGGTCGCGGCTTCCCCTTGTGTGCTTCGGACATTCGTTTCCTAGTCTCAGGCCCGAACTTGTACCCCTTACTCGGCATCTAGGTACCCTCCCGCTTGCGGAAGAACCATCTTACCTCGTTCCCCTCCCGGACCTCGACGAGCTCGCAGTCCCTGGCCTCCGCCCCGACGGCCTCCAGGAACGCCTGGGCGAACAGGTTCAGGTGCGAGTACCGGGTCCGGAGGACCTTCTCGATGTGGCGGTCGACCATGTCGGCCACCCGGGCCGCCACCCGCTCGGCGACCGACGCGGTTACGGGTTGGGGGTCGCTCACTTGATCACCTCCTTGAGCCGGCGGAGCTCCGGCCGGACGTACCCGAGGGGGTCGCGGGCGGCGGCGTGGAGCCGGTTGTGGTGGGCCGGGACGAGGACGGCGTGGCCCCCGGCGGCCCGGAACGCCTCACAGTTCTGCTCGTTGTCGTCAACCAACACCGAGGCCGGGTTCGCGAACAGCGCCTTGTCCGCCCCCCGCGGGACCGGGATCACCCGGTCGAAGTACCCGGCCCCGACCCCGAAGAACTTGTTACACCACAGGTGCTTGCCCTTGTAGCACTCCAGGCAGCGGCTCGGGACGGTGACCAGCCGCCAGTCGTTGTCGGAGACCTCGTCGACGAGCTCGAACAGGTCCATGGCCCACGGGAGCGGGTCGAGGTCGGCCCAAAATCCCGCGTCCCCGTCGAGCTCGGCCCAAAACCCGGCCTCGGTCATCGGCGGGTCGAGCCCGAGGGCCCGGGAGAGCGGGCCGACGCAGTCGTACACCCCGGGCTCCCACCGGGCCAGGAGTCGGTCGGTGGTCAGCCCCCAGTGCCGGGCCACCCCGCCGACGAAGTCCGCCAGGACACAGTCGAGGTCCAGAAAAATCCTCATCCCGATCCCCTTGGTTCCGTTGTGGTTACGGGAAAAGTTCAACGAATCCGGTGGATTGTACTTTAAACCTTGGTCCGGTTGGCGTATAGTCTACCGCGGGGAACAGTCCCCGAGTCCGAAACCCCAAGTCGGAGCCGACCATGTCCGAGACCACCGCCGCCGTCGAGACCGCCCCGGCCCCCACCCAGACCCCGGAGACTCCGAAGGGCGGGACGACCCCGCCTGCCGCTCCGAAGGCCGCCCCGGCGAAGAAGCCCGCTCCCAAGCCCAAGGCGGCCCCGGCCCCGAAGAAGCCGGTATCTAAGCCCGCCCCCAAGGCGAAGGCCGACGCCAAGCCCCCGACCAACGGCCACGCCAAGGCCGGCGGCGGGCTCCGCGGCCCCCAGGTTCGGGTTCTCGTCGCCCTCTCCAAGAGCAACAAGCCCCTGACCCGCGTCCAGATCGCCGACAAGGCCAAGGTGGACCAAGCCGCCCTCGTGGAGTACGTCGGGTCGGCGGACAAGGCCCGGCGGGAGGCGAACGACAAGAAGCACTTCCCGTCCCTCCTGTCCCTCGGCCTCGTCCGGGCCGACGACGCGGAGGTCGACGGGCGGGAGGTCGTCGTCTACCAGGTTACCGCCAAGGGTCGAACCGCGGCGTCCAAGGCGTGAACGGCCGCCGACCGGTCCGCCGGCCCCGGGAGATCCCGGGGCTTTTTCGTTCACCCGACGTTCCAAAATAGAGTCTTACCGGCCGCCCGGTTCCCGAGCCACCAACGGAACGCCTTCAAGTCGTAGTGGGCGTTACACGGCCACGGGGGCGTGTCGCCCGGTCTGGCCACGTCTTTGTATGCGTACCCCTCGTCGATCACTTCTACGGTGGCGTCCGGCACTCCGGAAGCATCCCGGAGGTAGCGGCGGACCTCGTCGAGACTCCGCGAGTACCCGAGGTGGATGACGAACGTCCCGACGCGGCCGGACATTCCCCGGATCACGCCGGCCGCGATCGTCCCGGACGACGCCGGGATGATTACTCGGTCCCAATCTCCCGGCGGCACCTCCCTCGCGGTCTCGACCACGCTCTCGGTCAGTTTCAGGGCGTTGGGCATCATGTACCCGCCCTCCGCCTCCGTCGCCTTCCGGGCGGCGTGGTAAAGGATACAAGACCGGCCGGCCGGGAGCGGGCGGAGTTCCGCCCCGAGGGCTCGCGATCGTTTCTGAGGGTCCCGGGGCCGCTTCGGATCGTCGGTCTTGTACAACGGGTAAAAGTTGATGCACCGCTTCCCGAGGACCTGACAGGCGCGGGCGACCGCGTGGCCGGCCTGGGAATGAAACGTGTCGAGGACGCCAATCGACTCCTCGGGGCGGGAGGCGACGCGGGCGTACACCCCGCGGGTCTTGCTGAACGGCGGACCGGGGGGCGGACAAGACAAGTCCTCCCTCTTCACGAACAGACCGTACTCGTCGGCGTAGTCTTCCAGCGGCGTGCCGTAGACCAGCATCCCGCCGCCCTTCCTCGTCGGGACCGGCATCACCACAACCCCCCCTTCTCCCCGGCCCGCAACAGACGCTGCGACGTCCGACAGCGGGCGAACCTCATGAGTCCCTTGCGACACGCCGCCACGTCCTCGCCGATCTCGTAGTGACCGCCCCGGTACGACTTCCATTTACACAGCACCGTCTCGGCCTCCTGGAAGGAAAGCGGGCGGTCGTACCGCGGCGGGGCCTTCGTCGGGTTGAGTTCGGAGAGTACGCGGTCGACCGCCCACGCCCCGACGTCCGCCACCCCCGCCGGGCCCCCCTCGGCCTCGTACAGTTCGTCGGCCGCCTTCCGGGGCGACTCGTACATGACCGTGTCGAGGTCGAACCGGACGTCGAGCAGCCCGAGTCGTTCGAGCATGTCCGCGACCTTGAACGCGACCCACGGGCCGAACCCGATCCACTCGGTGACGTACTCGACGACGTCGGCGGCGCTCGGGCTCGGCCTCGGGAAGGCGTCGAACAACGCCTCGATCCCTTGTTCCTCCAGGAACTCGACCGACTTGCGGGCGGTCTCCCCGCGGAAGTGCCGCCGTTCGCTCGACCGCGGGTAGTCCTTCGACCCGGCCGCGGTCCTCATCCTCCCCCAAAAGTCGGTCTCGGAGACCCACGACGCGGTCCCCACGTGGTAGAAACACCAGTACGCGAGGAGCCACCGCTTGAGGCGGTCGTGGTCGAGCCCGGCCTCGTGGACGAGGACGTACACCGGGTCGAGGTCGTTCGCGGCGAGGAGCCGGCGGCCGAACTCGTAACAGTCGAGTCCGGTCATCGGCGGATCACCCCCAGTTGGATCGTCGGGACGTTCTCGTTCCTCGCCGCCCCGGACCCGATCGGGACCTTCATGTCCGCGTACCGGACCGCGTTCGCCTCCCCGGCCAGTGCGTCGCCGCAGCGGGCCTCCCCCCCGTTCTCCGAGGCGCAGTAGAGACATCCCGACGGCGGGCATTCTTCGACCGGGTGGAACGGTTCGGCGGCGGACTCCCGCGTGTACACCGGGACCGCCTGGCCGTGACACTGGGCGGCGGTCGTGTACCTCCGTCCGACCGACACGCCGGTCTTGTCGAGGACGTTCCCGGCCGCGTCCCGCCGGTACTCGTACTCGTAGCAGGTGGCGTAGGTCAGGCCGAACTCCTTGGCCCATCCGGAGTACAGGTCGTGGGCGTTGAGGCGGTACCGCTCCTCGATCGTCCTCTGGCCGCCGATGTTCTCGGTGAACAGTCTCTCGAACTCCCGGCCGCGGTCCCCGAACCGCTTCACCATCCGCTCGGCCATCGCGGGGGCCCAAGAGTACCCGGCCTCGACGAACTTGACGATGACGTGGTCAGCCCCCGCGTCCTTCAGGTCCCGGAACAGCTTCTTGATCTGGGCATGGGAGGTCACCCCGGGGATCACCGGGTTACACTGGATCGAGACGTAAACCCCGGACCTCTTGATCCGGTGGATGTCTTTCAGGTGGTCCTCGTACCCGAGGGCCCCGGGGGAGAGTCGTCGCCAGTCCTCCGGGTCCGACGTGTTGATCGACTTCTGGGCGTAGCTGTGGGGGTTCTTCCTCATCAACGCGACCGCCCACCCCGGGTACTTGAGGCGGCTCAGGAAGAAGATCGGGAGGCCGAGGTCCACGAACGCCTGGGCGGCGTCCCGAGTGTTGTGGTAGTAGTCTTCGAGGGGGGTGAACGGGTCGGTGAACGACGAGAAGTACCCGGCGGCCGCCCGGCGGGTCCTCTCCAACTGTTTCCGGACCTGGGCCCCGTAGTCCAGAGGGACCGTGATCAGGCCCGTCCCCCGGTACCCGCGGAACCCCGAGTTGACGTAACAAAACGCGCACCCGACCGCGCACCACCCGCCGTAGGGTTCGGTGAGGACGGCCTCGGTGAAACAAGGCCGCGGGCGGACCCCCTTCGGCTCGTGGAGTGACTTGTACCATCCCTGGAGGGGCTTCGCGTCGTCGATCCGCGTATGGGGGTACGGGTGGAGGTACGCCGTCACCCGCTTCTTGTTCTCGTCCTTCGCGTTCCGGACCATACCCACGAGGAGGTCGCGGACCTTGACCCGGCCGAGGTACGGGTCGTCCACCTCCCGGATCGGCCCGAGCCCCTCCCGCGGCTCCGGCCTCATGAAATGTCGGTACACCGTGTTGGCGGTGTGCTCGTCGTCCCCCACCGCCTCGGTCGCCACCCACGTTTGTTCCTGGTCCATCATCCCCTCCCCCGCGCGTGAAGCCGCAAGAGTCTTAGTACGAGGTCCGGGGCCTGCCGTGCCGAACACCGGCGGCAGTCCACCCCGGCGGAGACTAGTTTACCCCGGGCCCGCTCGATCGTCCGGACTCGGTTCGCGGTGTTGTCAGGCTTCAATTCCTTCCCGTTCCCGGCCGCCGCCCGCCTCGCCTTGATGTTGTCTAGGCACTGGTCGAGGTCGGTGACGAGGAAGAGGCAGACGACGTCGGGCATCTCGGCCGTCCACTTCACGTCCTCTGACAATAACAGACCCTCTTGGAGGACGTTAACCCCCGGCCGCTCGGCCAGTAGGCGGGTCGTCAACTCGTACACGGCCGCGGCGCTCCCGACCGTGTCGCAGCCGCCGCACGGCGACTCGTAGTGCCCGAGGACGACCGTGTCCGGCCAGTCCGAACTACTGTAGTAGTACAACGGCCTCTTGCGGCCGCCGACGCGTACGGCTTGCCAGTCGCCCATCAGGCCCATGACGGCCCTCATCGCCGTCGACTTCCCGGACCCCGACGTCCCCCGGATCTGGACGATCATTTCACCCCCCGGCGTAGGTCCGCTTGGCCCGCCCGTCACCCCACAGCACCCGCTCGTACTTGTCGAACTCGCACAGCGAGTGTTCGACCTCGCGCATCTCGAACGGCGGCATCCTCGTGAGCCGGCGGCGGGACTCGGCCAACAAGTTTTTCATCCGGTCGAGCCAGTCCTTCGGCCGCGGCGGGGCCGTCGCGTTGTTCCCCTTCGACGCCCACTCCTCCCCGGCGAGCCGGTAGAGGCCGCGGATACACCCGGGTCCCGGGTTACACCACGTGTTTACGTCTTCGGCGTTTTCGAGCAGGTACGTGTGCCGGAGGTCGCAAACGATCTCGTAGGCCATGAACCCGCCCATCCCGTCGTACCGAGTCAGTTCGGTCCACATCGTCTCCATCCGCCCGTCGGCGAGGTCCCATTGCGACAGGAGGAGTGGGACGTCCTTCCAGACGTTCGTGACCCGCCGGACAATCGCCTCCAACTTCGGCTCCCCGGCCGGGGAGTTGATCATGTACGCCCCAGTGAACACTTTCCCGCCGGCCTTGCGGACGCGGTCGAGGTGGAACAGGGCGACGTCCGGCCGCCAGTCGGTCAACAGCCCGGTCCGGCCGAGGATCTCCCCCGTCTCCGGCAGATTGAACCAGCGGAAACAG